TAACTCCTGAAGAAAGACATAACTTTGTTTTATCTTCTATGGATAAAGTTCAAGAAGAGATGCGTAATAATCCTGACCTTAAAGGAGCTTTTGTTTTATCTTTTAGTGAGGATGGAACTACAGATAATTGGATAATGGGGGATATTAAAGTAACATTATTATATACAGCCTTATCTTCTATCCAAAATGAAATACTAAAAATATTTAATGGAGCAGATACTAATCCATTTGAAGAGGTAGATTAAATTATGATATCACTTATCGGTTCACTATTAGGTTTTGCTAGTGGGGTAGTACCTGAAGTATTAGGATACTTTAAGAAACAGCAAGATCATGAATTTGAATTAGAACTCTACGCAGCTAAAGCTAAATATGCTGAAGCTTTAACTGCTAATAAATTAAAAGAGCTTGATCTTAAAGCAGAGATACAAGAATTAAAATCTCTATACAAACATGATCAAACTTTGAAAACGAGTAGTCCATTTATCTCAGCATTACGAGCATCAGTTAGACCAGTGATAACTTATTTTTTCTTCTTCATGTTTGTGGGAGTTGAAGTATCAGTTATCTTCAGTCTGGTTCATCCTACAATGATAGACCAAATTTGGAATGAAAATACCCAAGGACTGTTTGCGGCTGTATTAAGCTTCTGGTTTGGGAGCAGAGCCATGTCTAAGGTGATGAAGAAGGATTAATCGTCCTCTAGGTTGCTCTGTGAGTAGCCATCTCCTACCCCTTCTGGTAGGCTACCCTGGGAAAACAAGAGATTCCTCTGTACGGGCTTTAAAATGGCGTACAGAGGATTTCTTTATTTTTCACACATAAAATGGGTTGACTACCTCACCTTCCTCATGTGTTACCGATTCAACAGCATCAGGAAGCTTTTCCTTTAGTATTTTCTCCATCATTAGTTTAACAGTAAAGATAGAAGCTGCACATCCAGCACATGATCCTGTTAATTTAACATGTACATTCTTAGAGTCTTCATCATAGTCCATTAATTGAACACTGCCACCATGCATAAATAAAGCAGGAGCTATTTCATCAGCTAATAGATCTTCTACTTGTGCAAAGATAGTCATCTTAATTATCTACGAAATGACTCATCAAATTCTAATTGTTTAATACGTTCTTCCAAGACAGAGGCAGCAGTATTAAATCTACCACCATCATGATCCATTGATCGGTAAATATTTTTAAGAACATCTACCTCATGTTTTAGAACATCTATCTTTTCTTGAATACTTCTAATCACTACCATAAAATTATGCACATTCCTTTTGTCCAGTATCAGGATCGAAATAACAAGCCGTTCCTTCTGACTCGTTAGCTTCTACCTTATTTAAGATACCATATCTTTTTCCAGAAAGTCTAAAGGTTGTAACTCCTTTAAGGTTTCCCTTCCATGCTTTAGTATAGATATCTTTAAACTCAGGGAAAGTAACTTTCTCTCCGACATTAATCGTTTTAGATATAGCACTATCCACATAAGGTTGGCAAGCTATTTGTGTATTAAGGTGAGCATCAGTAGTTAGATCTTCAGTAGTCTCTCCTTGTATATTATAGTTAGCATATACATAATCTTTAAGAAGAATATTAACCAGACCAAATTCTGTATTAACAGTACGGTTAACTTCATGAGAGAAGGTAGGTTCTAATCCGCTGGATATGTTATCCGCACAGAAACTAATCGTACCAGTAGGAGCNATAGAAATAAGATGGCTGTTACGCATCCCTTGTTTCTTAATCTTTTCCTTTAAGTAGTCAGGAAAACGAGAAACAAAATTACCTCCTAAATATTTCTCCTCATCATATAAGGGGAATGTACCATGAACTGCTGCTCGATCTGAACTAGCTTCATAAGCTGTGTATGTTAAGGTACGCATCAGCTTACGTATGAACCGTACTGTAGTAGCACTACCATATTCCATTTCCATTAGTGTAAGACTATTACCTAATCCTGTTATCCCTAAACCCATTCGACGTTTAAGTTCCGCTTCCTTCCTTTGTTCTTGTAAAGGATAGATAGTTCTATTGATAACATTGTCCATAGCATTAACTACTACATGAATATCTTTTGTGAATTGATCAAAATCAAATCTATATTTTATATTACTTCCAACTCTCTGTATATCCACATACTTAACCAGATTAAAGCTACCAAGAAGACAAGCTCCATAAGGGGGTAGGGGTTGTTCACCACAAGGATTGGTAGCAGCTATAGCCTCACAATAATAGAGAGGATTCTCTTGATTAATGCGATCAATAAACAATACTCCTGGCTCTGCCCAATCCCAATTGGCTCTCATGATTTCATCCCATAGAGCAGCAGCATTTATTTCTTTATAAACTTTATCATTGAACGTAAGAGGAAAGGGAGTATCACTAGTGACACATTGCATAAACTTATCCGTAACTCCAATAGAAATATTAAAGTTAGTTAGATCAGTGGTGTTACGTTTAGCGCGAATGAACTCCTCAATATCAGGATGATCCACTCGCAATACACCCATCATAGCTCCTCGCCTGTGACCAGCCGATACAATAGTCCTACAAATAGCATCATAAATGTGCATAAAAGAAACAGGACCACTAGCGGAACTATCAAGACTAACAATCCTGTCACCACTAGGACGTATATTACTAAAGTCATAACCAATACCACCACCTCGGCGCATTGTTTCTGCTGCTTGTGTAGCTTTNTCCATGATAGATTGCATACTATCTTCGATAGTGCCTGATACAAAGCAATTATAGGCTGTAACATCTCTTGGACTTCCCATAGCTGATTGGATTCTACCTGCTGGCATGAATCGCATGTTGAGTAAAATTTCTTTTAAGGTAGTAAAGTGTTCTTCATTATCTGACATATGGAGACTTATACGTGCCATACATTCATCAAAGGATTCATTAGGTAAGCGGTACTTAGAAGCGTGTAGATCATTACAGGAAGGCACAGTCGGCCCGTATTCCAAAACAGGTTTCATTATCTCATTCTCCAATTAGGTTTAAGTAGTTGATTAATTTAATGTTTGTATAAGACGATTAAGATACCATCGGGCTTTTTTTAAGTCTTCAGTACCACCCTTATATTCATATCTTAACATGTATTTTAAAATGTTGCCACGCAAATATCCACAAAAATGTACACGAGGCATAGAATTTTCTATAACATCTATAGTTTCCATAGAGTTCTGTGTATAGTGAACAGGATGATCTACTTTAGTATCCACTACATCCTCTATTTTAATCTCTGGAGGCATAGCTTCATCATTAAAAGTTAAACCTTTTAAGTCTACAAAGAAGTCTTTCATCATTCCTTTTTACCTTCATCTTTAGAGTTAATCAAGACATTAATTCTTCTACGTTCAAAACTTATTTCTTTGTTAAATATTTTCTTAACAAATGATCTAGTCAAATGTGGTTCAATACCTGCAAGAAAACATACCTCTTCAAAATCAGTAGCAGTAGTTCCTTGTTCTGTTGTAAACCAACGAGCAGCTTCCTTACGATTACGTTTAACTTCTTCCGAATCATTATGTCGTTGTAATTTAGTAGCATCAAGTAAAGCTTGGTATACTACTGCTAGAAATAATAATTGTTCAGGACTTTTAGGTGGAACTTTTTCTTTATCTTCAAGNTCCACATTAATGGATGTTGTATTACTAACAAAAGAATTAAACTTATCAAATAAGTTATGTTCTTTATATACATGGATAGTAGTTTTTACTTTTGTTTTTTTAACCATTGACGAGGAACCTTACCTTGCGACCACTTAAAATAATGTCTGTCGCACCAATCAGCATACGTTGTTTCAGACCTCTTGCTTAACTTGTTAGCAGCATTCTGAAAGACAAATCTAATATCTAAATTTGGATGCTGTTGTTTAATTAGTAAATGTTTTTTCCTGTCAGCAGGTTTAAAATATCCTTTGTATTCAATAAAGAAACCATACTTTTTAAAAAAGAAATCAGGAGTATAATGTTTAGAAATTACATAAGGTATCCTAAAATCTTCATAAGTAAATCCAATCTTCCTTTCTTCCAGGTATTCAGCAAACTCCTTTTCCGCGTGACTTCTATACATCTACACTCGTTCTTCTTTAATATCTTTAGGTGGACGTTTAGCTACGTGTGTAAAGAAACGTGAACCATTAGCATACTTAAACTTACGCAATCCTTTACCGTTGTTAACATCCTTCCAACACTCTACTTTAAAATCACAGTAGGCACACCCTACTCCTAGTTTTCTATTGCCACTCTTACCATCAGGTACATCAGGATAACAACGTTCAGGTGGAGTATCTTTTTTTAATGAAGCTTTAACCGATTTAACTTTTTCTTTAAAGTCAATCATCTCCATAGAATCTATATCACATACATAGATTTGACCTGTTACTTTATTCATTACTATAAAGGCAGCTTCATCTTCTCCATTAGCATAGCCTGATAGTTGAGCTATGTAACCAAAAGGATCGTTGTCAAAGATAGTACCTTTTACAAACTTATCAAAGCCATATTGTGAGGCACTCTTAATATCTACAACTACACCATTAACTCTTGCGTCCATATGACCTACGATGCCATCTATTCTTTTCTCCCCTTGTTCTTCAGTTACCTTGTAACCTGCTGATTTAATTAACAAAAGTAATAGATGTTCTATTAAGTCACCATATAAAAATTTAATACGAGTTGCTGGATGAAGTGGTTCTGCCTTATCAGCTATACGAGAAGCATACCATAATTGTCTAGTAGGTTTTCCTACACTAGAGAAACGAAGAGGGTTTTTGACTTGACCCTCTTCATCCCTATTGGAGAATGCTTTAGTTATTGAGCTAGAGACATCAGCGAGAAACTTATGCAGATCAGCTTCCTGTGGTGGAGGTCCGTTAGTTAGTGATTGATGAATATCGGAATCTAAGTTCTGAAGTTTACTCATTATGTATGCCTCTAGCTTGTCGTATTATAGATGATCTTAATTACTCGAATGGAATGTCATCATCAAGATC